AAACCGGGAGATAGCGGGCATAGGGAAAATATTTATTTAAATCTATGGAATTAACCAATTCGGAAAAAATCTTCTTTTCATCACCATCGGATCTATTCATGAATATGTTTGCAAGGGTTTCTAATTCAGAAACACTCAGCCCAAATTGACGTGCATAATCTCGGATCTTTGGAAATGGATCTTGCCTTGATTTAAGAACATGCTGAGATGCCCACTGAAGTAATTCATCCTCATTAGGTCCTCTCATCATAAGATCTTTTACTGCTCCCTCTCTTAAAAATGCCATATCTATTAATATTTTTCTATATTGTAAATTTTTGTTTCTAGTTTATCCTTTGCATTTTCTTTTTGCTGCTTTTGTATTTCCAATCCTTCTATCTTTTTGTTTATCCCTTCAATTTTATCAGAATTATCCACTTCTTCTGGATGATAATAATTATAATTATGCATAAGATCCCTAAATTCTCTAACACCAAAATCATTGGAAGGATCTAAAGCATCTATTCTTTTTATTTTTTCTCCATCGCTAATCCCGGAATTTAGAATATCAAGAGCTCCCCATCCATACTTTTCCATAATATCTGCATCAAATTGTTCCATCTCCCCCGAATCTATTATTTCAGGTTCTAATGATTCTATTTCATCTTGTAAATCCTGGATTTGATATTCATAATTTTGAATTTCATCATTCAATTCCTGTATTCTCAATCGATGCTTTTCTATAATTTGTTCTTCCTGTGGAGTTAAACCCCCTCCATATCCTGTTTTTCTTGGATTATGAATACTAGGTCTTGATACACCTTTTGTTGAAATGTATCTTTTGTAAGGAGCTGGCTTATCAAAATTAAACGTAGTTTCTTCTAATATAAATTTAGCTCTCATTAAATTATCTAATATTATTTAGGGCCTCAACGAATTTATTAATTATAGGTTCATATAAATTCTGTCCTCTGAATCCTATAGGTTTTCTAGTTAAATAAGGATGATTATTTAGGGTCTTTTTAAATAATGCAAAAGCTATCATAGGATCTTCTGGAATAGCTTGAATAAGTTGATCCACAAATGATTCGAAGGATTCTGGATCTAATTTCATAGTTGGGGGAGGAACCATAGAATCTATATCAATATCCGGACTATTTGACTGATTATTATGAATAACCATATCTGAATATAGATCTGCTCCTGAATCAGAAGAAACCCAAGCTTCCTCTATATTTTCTGCTACAAACTTTTTTTCCATAAAGAAATCCTTTTCTTTATTTATTCACGAAAATATATAAGATATAGATGAAACTAAAATCAAAATATGAATATTATTTGATTTATAGGATTATAAATCTTATAAATCAAAAAAGCTATGTAGGCTTTCATTCTACAAATAATCAATATGATAATTATTTGGGAAGTGGAATAGCTATAAAAAATGCGATAAAAAAATATGGAGAAGGTAATTTTATAAAAGAAATATTGGAATATGCTGATGAATCTAATTGGCAAGAACGAGAAAAATATTGGATTGAAAAACTAGGAACATATAAATATGGATATAATCTTACTTTAGGAGGGGATGGGGGTTTTGGTCTGGTTCATTCTAAAGAATCCAAACACCTAATGTCTATAAAACATTCGGAATTAAGGTTATCAGAAAATCATAAAAAAAATATTTCTAAATCATTGGCTGGAAGAATTCCAAAATCCGCTGGATGGAACAAAGGAAAAAAATGGAGTTCTGAGATTAATAAAAAGAGAAGTATTTCCAGAATGGGTATAGAACATTCGGAGGAGACTAAGAAACAATTAAGCGATATGAAAACAAATCTATATGCAGATAAAAAAAATCATCCTAGATCTAAAATTTTTATCATACATAAACCTAATAATGATAAGTTTTTATGTATAGGAACTTTCCGAAAATTTAGGGATAAAAATAAAGCATCCTATAATAAATACTTTAAAAATATTATATTAAATGATATTACTATAGATGGATGGTATTTTAAGCAATTTAATACTATAGAAGAAGTTCCCAATATTTATCAATATGAAATTTTTACAAACGAACCCTAAATAACTTATACGGGA